AAAAAATCTGGAATGTCATACAAGAAAGGAGGTTCCAAAAAAATGTACGGAGGTACAATGAAAAAAAAGAAAATGTACGGAGGAACCATGAAAAAGAAAATGATGAAAGGTGGATCAAAGTCAATGTATAAAAAAGGTGGTTCTAAACCAGATTTTTTAGATTTTGATAAGGATGGTAATACAACTGAACCTATGACAAGTACATACATGTACGGTGGTTCTATGTATAAAAAGATGATGAAGATGATGGGTGGCCCAATGATGAATGAAAAAGGAATGAAAGTACCAGGTATGATGAAAGCTGGTGGTGGTCTAAATAAAATGCCAGGTGGTGGTTTTATGAGAGATGTGGATCTAACTAAAGCACAGAGAGGAACGGGTAGAATAATAAGATTTTTAAAAAAACGTTTTGGTAAGAGTAAAGGTAATCCAAACGTAATAGATAATAAGGATGTGAAGAAAACTCTTTTTCAAGGTGTAAATAAAAAAGGTGAAGGTGTTTTTAAATTAGGAACAGATGGTAATGTATTTACAAAAAAAGATAATGCACTGCCTTATTTTCAAGCAAATCTTGAAAAGATTCGAAGTTTATTAAACAAAGGGAAAAAATAAATGAGTATACTAAAAAAGATTTTTTCAGGTGCCGGAAGCAACCTGGTAGAATCAGTTGGCGGTGTGATTGATAATTTAGTAACAACAGATGAGGAAAAATTAGAAGCCAAAAGAAAACTAAAAGAACTCATTATGAGTCATGAGGCTCAGATGGAGAAGAACATAACTGACCGTTGGACAGCAGATATGAACTCTGACTCCTGGCTGAGTAAAAATGTAAGACCCATGGTTCTTATATTTTTAATAGTGTGTACTATGCTATTGATCTTTATTGATGCTGGTGCACTTACGTTTACAGTAGAAGAGAAGTGGACAGATCTTCTACAATTAGTTTTAATTACAGTAATAGGTGCATATTTTGGTGGCCGTTCTGTAGAAAAATTTAAAAAGAAATGAAAAAAATAAAAAAAGAATTACCTAAAGCACAGAGAGGTTATCTTGGGAGACAAGTTGCAAAGATACTTGGTTTTAGTGATGAAGCTTTAGAAGCTGCTGTTAAAAAACAGAAACAAATAAATAAGAAGAAGAATACTACTACTACGAAAAAAACTAACACCAATAAAAAGAAGACTAACAAACAATCTTTTCTTGATAAGCAATTTGAGTTTAAAACTCCTACTCTTCGTGAGGTTTTAAAATCTCCTTACACTATAACTAAAGGAGGTATAAATGTTGCTAGAAAAAATCCTCTTGGTACTACTGCAACTGGCCTTGCTTTAGCGGCATATTTAAGATCTAGACAACCTGGTATTGATCCAGTACCAACTATAGAAGATTTTAATATTCCAAGCAACTTTAGTAATGATTTTAATATAAGCAGAAATACTCCAGTTCCAAATATACCTAAAAATATAAATTTAGATAGTATTTTGCGTAGTCAAAACATGTTAGATTTTGATAAAAAAGGTGGACGTGTTAAAGCTAAAGGTGGTAAAACAGTTCCAGGTATGAGAAAAAAAGGTGGTGGTCTTAAAATAGACCGCAATGGTAAATACTACAGGTAATGGCAGCTAGAAATACATTTACATTTAGAAGCAATGGTGGTAAGAAAAGAAGAGGTGTCCACAGTAAAAATGCTAGCAAATCTCAAAATGCCTATAAGAAACCCTATAGAGGGCAAGGAAAATAAAAAAAGAGGAGACTATTGATCTCCTCTTTCTTTTATAAGTCCTTCAAGAATTATAAGATAGTTTATGGCATCTCCTATTTTTTCTTCTAACAGCTCATCTGTTGGGACCTCTCCGGGACATTTGCTTATAATGGTTTTAATACATTCAAAATGTTTGCAAGCATATTCCCAAGCCACACCTTCTGGTGTATCATGAAAAGAAAAACCTACACCATTTTTAAATGATTGGAATACATCTAGGTCAGTAGCATATTCGTTCATCTTAATAGCATAAGTTTCTCTAGTTTTAGTGAACCTCTGTTCTAGAAGTTCCATGAATTTGTCATAAGTCATGCTTCTTTTTCAAGCTTTCTTAAGACTTCAGGATCAACAATTGGCATGCCGTCCTCATTCACATTATTAGGAACAGTTGGTTCCTCCATAGAAATCATTTTTTCTAAATCCATAAATAAATAATTAAAAATTAAAGTTCCTCACCAAAACATTTTTTCATTAATGTTGTTAATCTTAATTCAATGCCGGTGATAAATTCAGTTATAGCAGTTAAAATAAATGCTGTAATCCAAAATATTATAATGATAATTAGTAATAAAGAACCACTAATCATCTTAATGCAATTTAATAAAAATTTTCCCATTTTAAAATATATATCTAATTTTATTCCAAGGTATTACGTTATCATGTTCTTTTATAAATGCATCAATAAATTGTTCTTTTAATTTATGTTTGTATCTAACGTTTCTACCTCCATACTGTGATGTTTTACTCTCTTGCAGACTAGGTGTCCACAAATCTATTTCTTGTTTTTCTTTATGATCTATTAAGTTTTTATAATGTTTATTCTTGTTATGTGTTAAAAATATACACTCAGCATAAACACCTTTTTCATATCTTACATTATTATTTATTAAAGCAAATAACTCTTCATAGTCATCTAACCAGCCTTCATAAACTAATATAGGACTAAAGTTAATATGAACATCATATCCTGCTTCTTTAAACTTATCTATTGCTTGTACTCTTTCTAATATTGTTGATGTATTGGGTTCATGTAATGCACGTTTCTTTTCAGGCATCATACTAAACCGTATTCTAATCTTCTTGTTTGGATTGTATTTAAGTAATTCTTTGTTAACATATTTAGTTGCAAAGCTTCCCATTATATCTTCATTATACTTGAAAAAATCAAATATAAATTGCCAATCATGGTATTTACAATGAAGAGCAAAGTCTTCATTACAACTAATATCATATGTAATGTATTTTGAATGTGTTTGATTTGGTTTTTTTGTTTCTAGTTTTGCAAATATAGAATGGTTGTTTATCTCTGTAAGTATTTGGTTTGCATTTGTTGCTATTGATAATCCTTCAGGCTTGTGCCTTTTCATATAACAATATGAACAATCATATAAACATCCCCAACCAAAGCTTGGAGATATAAAGTCTGTAGATCTACCCGAAGGTCTAATCTTCAGACTTTTTCTAATATCTCTAGTGACTAATGTCATATTTTCCACTCTTCAAATGTGTCATAATCTTGAGCTTCAAGATCTGCAAATACTCCATCAGTAGTATCAATTGTAGGTGTAACCCAAGTTGTATCTTTCTGATGTAATCCTGCTTGACTTAATAACTCTGCAGTCATAAACTCATGAAATCTAACTTGATCACTCATCCAGGTACGTGGATGTGACTTCTTAAAAGAATGTGTAACATGATTGTAAAATGTCCATGCATTATTAAGATCAGCTGAATAATGATATGATGGATCTTTCATCTCTGCTTTTATAACAGAAACTTGTGATGCATCAATAATCTCTTCATCTAAGAATAATCTTCCAACTAGTTCTGCCTGACTCTTTTTAGGTAGAAATATTTGTCTCATCTTATTCTTATCATCAATTAACTTATCAAAGTATTTGTTGGCTGACTTAATTTGTGAACTTATTTGAGTATGAATGTCATGATCTGCTTTACCTGTATGTTTTCTAGCATAGTTTGCCATGTCTCCACATAGCATACCATTGCTACATACATTTACAAAAGCTCCTACAGCACACTGAAACCGTGTACTTTTATCATAAGAGTTAGTCCAGGCAAACATCATGCCCATTTCTTCATCTTTAGCAGAAGCAAGATGATAAACACCTTGTGCTACTTTTGCATTCATATTAGCTCTATAAAGTTCTTTTGTGATTCTAAATCCGTTTTTGTCTAATAGAGTTTTAGTTGTCTCTATAACATCTTTATGAGGAATAACTGTATAAGTTTTTCCATGATTAGGTAGTGGAGCTGCCACTAAAAAATCTTTTGTAGTAGTTTTTGGTCTTGTGTATCCCATAATTTGTTGGTTTAAATTGCCAGAGGGGGACCGTGCACGAACGAAATCCTTGGCCCCCTTGGACTTATTTTACAAATATAATAATAAAACTTATTGAAACAATAACAACTGGTTATTTTTTACACCAATTATGTTATTTATTTCTTTCTCAATTGCATTTAGATAATATTTCTCATTAATGTCATAGTCTGACCACTTTTTATTTTCTACTTTGTTCATTACAGTTTGGACCCATTGCCCAGACTCTAACTGTATTTCTCTCTTATCATTCTTATTTATCTTAACTATCTTACAACCTTTATTTGAAATATAATATCTATTAATTTTTTGCAATTCATCTTGTTTAGCAACACCTTTATCTACATATACAGCATGTTGCCTCCATGCACCTTTAGATTTTGCTCCTATACAATAATCAAGAATATTTCTATTATGTTTTATTGTATATTCTGGTAAAGTTCCATCAACAAAGTAGGCGTACAATGCTTTTGGAATGATTAGTTTGGATTTATTCTTATGAAGTGCTAAGCCCTCAAACTCAAATCTACCTTTACATTTAGCTTTACCATTAGTATCCACTGCTATATAGTTGTTAACATCAGCTAACACTAGTTTACTATACTGATCATGTTCAAGATTAAGACCAGTTATCTGTTCCCACTCTTTACAAACTTCCATATAAGTATTTATATACTCACGTGGTATGATAGTTTCTACACCATCAGTATTTTGCATAAGAGCTACAGCACCTGGTATCTTAGTCATAATCATTTCATACAGCATCATTAGTGTAAGTTGACCATTAACAGTAATAAACATAGTAAACTGAGGATCATATAGAAAAGAGTTCTTATCATTACTTAACCCGTAAGTTGAGTTTAAGATAATTTTATACACATAGTTCATTGGATCACTCTTTGGTATCTTTTTTCTTTCATCAAAGAACCATTGATATAATTCACAAAACTTTTCTTTAGGTATATGAGCCGGTGCGTACTTATTAACAATAGCTAAGTTAGGATAGAAGCTAGTAACATCAGAAGACATTATAACTCTATCAGTATTAGACTCATATACTCCAGGTTTAGTAGCACCATGAGCACCACCTAGTCCAAAGTCAGTCTTTACACCTTCATATATAACAGAAGATTTAAATCCTCCTTTAGTATAATTAGGATTTATTTCTACAGTTTTAAATCTTTCTAATAAATTTTTAAACTCAGATGTTTCAAACTTTACATAGTCTAATATAAGATCCTTAACTTTAATTACATTTCTAAATGTTCTTAACTTCTTAACTTCATGTCTTGGCATGTCTAGTTCTTTACTAAGATAATAAGCAAAGATCTCTTTACTTATTCTTGGTTCAGATGCACTAAATAAATTAATATCATACCTTTCAGTTAAGTTCTTTCTTAATGCAATCAAAGGTTTACATCTATTAAAAACTTCTTTAGTAGCTTCTACATCATTAATACAGTATTCAATAACTAGATCTAACTGATCCTGTGTATTTATCTCTGTATCATGATGTATAGGCATGTCTAAGATGTTATCCCAGTCCATGGTATATTCTATCCATTTAAGACTAGATCTCTTAGCCATATTATCCCAATGATTTAATTTAAACACATCTATTTGTTTAATACACATATGCCATTCAGGAAATTCTTGAAACTCATGGTTATGTGCTTTCTCTATACATTGTTGTGCATAACTATATATCTCACCGGCAATGTCTTCTCCACCCATTAAATCCCATTCTTTGTAATGTTTTATAATATAGTGAGTGATCTGTGCATCAAATGCTAATCCATT